TTAATTCCATTATCATCTAAACACCATTCAACAATTAATCGGACTAATGGTGTACATTTATCAAAATCTGAAATTTGATCCATGTCTTCAATAATATAATCAAAAATAGAACAAGCTAATCTACATAAATCAAAACTGTAATTGGGTTCTAGTCTTGGTTTCTTACTGTTGAAATACGGCTCAATATTATATTGAGTTGCAGCATCTTCACCATTTTTAAAACAGTCACTACAAAATTGTTTATTCCCATATTTATAAATACCACGTCCAAAATCTATTATTTTGTAAATTCTTCCGTAAGTTGGGACTTTATAGTACGTACCATTATAACAATAGTATAAATATTTTTTGTCTGTTGGATTATACATTATATTATTTGTGTGTAAGTCATTATGTGTAAAAGAAAATGCCTTTTGATATGTGATTAAAGTCATTATTACTTGCATCAATGCCGAAAATATCTCATCTTCATTCAGTTCATCATTACAAATTAAGTCATCCAATGTATTTTCACATTTTTCCATACAAATAACTTGAATTGGAAATTTTTCTAATGTAACATCAACTCGTTCTTCTTCGTCATCTTCACTATTTTCAGATGATTCATTTTCATCCGAGTAACTATCACTTGCTGATTCGTTATATGTTGTTTTTTGAATATTATCTTTTGAAGAACCCGATGACACAACTTCTATTACTTCATCATTTGAAGTATGTGATGTCCTTGAAGAACAAGATGAACCACTTGAAGTGTTAGACTTAATAACAGTGCTTATTTTTGTTATATCACTATTCAGATCATCGCTTTTTAGATCAGTATGTAATTCCGATAAATCTATTGAAAATTCTTTTAAATTATCTAATGATAAATGTTGCATTTCATTTTCTTCACATTTTTCAACTTTACCATTATCATCAAAAATATCGTCAAATAATTCATTTTGTATTGACTTCAATGATAAAGTTAATGGATTTACATCTTGGTCTGCTATTCTAATTGGTGGTTTTTTACCATCGTCATCCTTTAATAAAAAGCTATAATCTTCTACTTGGAATAGTATATTTTTGTTTTTATTGAAATAGTCCGACTTACATATAAAGTCTAAATCATCTACTATATTAAATACAAATTTTTGTTTAACTGCCAAGAAAGACCCATAAAAATCAATACCGTGTTCAAATTTATAGGACTTATTCAACTGTGAAGTAAAAAATGTAAATAAACTATCAACATAAGCTGTGTTATTTTGGTCTAATATTTTTTCGTGGATTTCTTTATTTGTTGAATCAATTTTTGGCAACTTGTACAGCGATGTATTTTGTATATCGTATTTTCCTATTATCATTTTAAATGGGTCTAGTAGTGGAGCCATTTTAAAAAATATATTTTTTGTTTTTGTTTTTTCGGTCTTGTTATGTTTCAACTCACACTTATACAAGTTATAATCAACTTGTTTTAGTACTTTAGAAATGTACCATTCGTGGTTTAAATTTATTGAATTATAATTTGTATCATTTAGGGCAAAAAATTTATTATAAATAGGAACATAATTTTGAATATCGGAAATATTGGTCAAATCTTCATCTTGAAAACTCTTAAATAGTTCACCATTTTTTCTTTTTTCATAACTCACATTTAAATGATTCATTGTCATATTAAATATAATTATACTCTATATCTATTTTTCTTTAATTTGAACTCAAATGAATTGTTTTTTTCTAAAATACAAATTAAAATGCGTAAATTATTTTAAACATTTTTTCTTAATTATAATAAAATATGACTTTAGAACTAAAAAAATTTGATATGAAAACCATTAGTTTCAAACCCAATGAATCTAAAGGTCCGGTAGTTGTTTTAATTGGAAGAAGAGATACCGGAAAGAGTTTTCTTGTTCGTGATCTTCTTTATTACCACCAAGATATCCCGATTGGTGTTGTTGTTGCCGGAACTGAAGAAGGTAACGGATTCTACGGAAAACTAGTACCTAAACTTTTTATTCACAATGAGTACAATACTGCAATCATTGAAAATATTTTGAAACGACAAAAGTCTGTCTTGAAACAAATCAAAAAAGAAATTGAAACATTTAAAAGGTCTACTATTGACCCACGCGCTTTTGTGATTTTAGATGATTGTTTATATGATGGTACATGGACTCGTGACAAAATGATGCGACTTTTATTCATGAACGGCAGACATTGGAAGATAATGTTGATCATTACTATGCAGTATCCATTAGGAATACCCCCAACTCTCCGCACCAACATAGATTACGTTTTTATATTAAGAGAACCATATATTGCTAATCGTAAAAGAATATACGATAATTATGCCGGTATGTTTCCCACATTTGAGTCTTTTTGTCAAGTAATGGATCAATGTACAGAAAATTACGAGTGTTTAGTTATAAATAACAACTCAAAATCTAATAGACTACACGACCAAGTGATGTGGTACAAGGCAGATAACCACAATGATTTTAAATTGGGTAGCAAAGAGTTCTGGGACTTGTCCAAAGATATGCATTCAGATGAAGAAGACGAGAAGTATGACCCAAATAATGTGAAGAAAAGGGGACAAGGACCTAAAATTAGTGTCAAGAAAACAAAGTGGTAAGTTAATAATTTTATATATTTATTAAAAAATATCATAATATATAAAATGCCAAAGGTAATACAAACTGTTCCTTCGTTTTATAATGGTTTAGTATCTAGTTTTGCAAAAAAAACAACAATAAGTTTTTTTATGTATCGTTATAACAGACCGAATAATAATAATAATAATAATAATAATAATAATAATAATAATAACATTGAAGATACTAGTAGTGATAGTACCGAAAGTAGTAATAGTGACGATAGTATAGATGTATATACTCCCTATAATTTTTCAGAAATTTTAGAAAACACTGTTTCTAGTGATATTTCTTTACCAACAACATCAACTACTACTTTAACAACTAGAAGCAGATATTTAGTAAAAACTAATAATGAATACATTCAAATAAACGAGGATAACTATGATGTAGACTTCAACAACACCTTTACAACATACAATAGTTATTTAACAAAAATTTTTCAATTTGTTCAAGATTCAACAAATACAACTTGTTATAGAATTGATTCAGAACTTAACTATTTATTTTCACTAGACTACGATACAACGAATGATAAATTAACATTTAAAAACAACTGGGGAGACGGCGGTACTAATGACTTACCAACGGATAATGGCTATTTATGTTTTAACTATACAAATGATTACAAATTAAAAGTTATTAAAAGATATAGTTATGATACTACAGATTATACCCATAGTGAAGACACAAACTTTCTATATAATAACTATTATGTAAAATATGACACAACAAACAATAAACTTATATTAGTTGCGAGTTCAAGTGATGCATCTATTTTTACAATTTATGATTCACCTATTAATGTTTTAATACCAAGTGATTTTAATCCTATACCGACTGCATATGTAAGTAACGACAGAGTATCTATCAAAGATTATATTAGTAACAAAAGAGTAAATATTGAAGGCGCTTATGATGATAATGATTCTAAATTTCTTGTGATATTTTATAACAATAATGATGGAACTGCAAAAGTAAGTGAAGCTGGTTATACTTATGCAGACCAGTTAACAAGTGCTGGTTATGATGACTCAACAAATGGTACAAACTATTATGCAAATTTAATGTTAGATGAAATTTTTTCAAAAGTGTCAACTAATACAACATATAAAAGTTTACGATATGATACTAGTGTTTATAAAACATTCCGCGAAGGCGCTCTAAAAATTATACTTAAAGGAAATAGTATTGCAAATGGCGATGTTGGAATGAATACAACCCCATATGTTTATTTTACTTGTGAAAAAGAAGATAGTACTAGCGAATATCATCCATTTATGTGTATGGCAAGTTATTCTATTTCAGACAAACCTAATCGTTTACTTGATGTATGTAAACCTCCAGGAGATGGAGGTTCAGGCGGTTATGGTAGTAACGATGTTACTCGTGACGCAACATTACAGTTATATTTAACAAAAATTCCGATGTTGAACTATGGAACAGTAGATAATATATCAGGTTCTGTAACATATTCTTCTGGTGCTATTAATGAAATTAATAATAACACAAATGATTTACATACAGCATCATTAGCGTATGATTTTATAAATTATTATGAAGACAACGGTAATGAAGATAATAGTGGCAACCGAATCATTACAAACGTAAGTTATAATAATTATAATTATGCTACTATTTCTGGCATTGGTATTATTATAGACGGTGTTTCATTATACCCAATTTTAAATAATACTTTAACTACTGCTCATAAAAGTGCTGAAATAACAAATACTGGTATACATGTTGGTAAAGGAATGGGCTTACACTATCATGCAGATGGTTATAGTGGAAAAGTTAGTTCCAATAATTATACAAATAATTTATTTTTATACAATGATAATGACTATATTGGTAGTAACCATCCCCCACTAATTGGTTTTGGGTTAGATGGTATTGCATTATATGGTGTTTATAATAGCAACTATAGTTCTATGCATGGATACAATGTATCGTTAGATGAATTTGGAGGACACACTCACGGTGATTATGGTTACCACTACCATTCTCATACAGTTGAAAACAACGTAAGTAATAATATTGATACAATTACGGATGGTTCTGAACCAACTGTATATAAAATACACGCGTTGATGAAAGGAGCGTGGAAAGGTAACGTAAATAACATTCCGGATTTTTGGGATAGTAGTCACGGTTCAAATAACCAGTATGCCCCAGAGTATAGTTTGTCACAAAAAAGTAAATATGTATGGGGGTATCAGCGTTAATAGAACGAGACTAAACTTTTTTCGTTATTTATAGTATATAATATATAGTTAGGTATATATATATTATATGAAATTAAAATATATTGCTTTAGGGCATAGATGTCATATTTAAACAACTTTAAAACTAAACGACTTGAGAGACGAAGCAATGCCTTTTGACAGTATAATATATTCTTTTGAAGGTGTTATTGACTGTTTTCAAAATAGTTTTATTAATTTTTTTCCAAAACAAATTAAATGCGAATATATTACAGACAATAGTAATACAAACAGACAACTATTTCGAGGAAAGTATGGAAGTTTTACTCATCACAATTTAAATGATAATAATGTTATAGAAACATTTAAAAAAAGAATTAACAGATTAAATGAATACTTATCAGTTACAAATGATGAAATTATATTTGTTAGAACAGTAATGGAAGATAACGAAATTGAATTATTAAACAATTTTATTAATACTATTCAAAATATTTACCCAAAATTAAAATTTAAATTATTTTTAGTGTATGATAATAAAAATTTAGATGAAGTAATTTTGAAATATAACGAGTATGCTTACATAGTTAATAGCATTATG